TTTTAAAACTAACAAATGCTCTGTCGTTTTTATTGGGTTGATCTATGTAAGGTGCTGACCTTTCAAACCACCAACCGTATCCATCCGTAATATTATCTTCGCACCACATCAAGTAACCGTGATTTATAGCATGACCAGTCATTCTGTAGTTGTACTCATACTTCCGGTTATACTCACCAATCTTAATGCTATTTGAATTGGCCACCATCGACTTCCATGGACATACTCTGCTTCGCTACTACATCTTTTGTAGGAGTAACTTCGCCAAGTGCTATTAGTAATTCACTAATGTCTAATGAAACTACAGTTGAACCTTTAGATTGATAGAACTTTAAATTTTCAATCAGCGTTTTTAATTTCATTACGTTTGATCTTATTAAGTTCTTTAAGTCTAAACCTTAGTTCATCTTTAGTTTTAAATGGACCTTCGTAACCATATTGAAATAGGGTAGTTGCTTTAGGGCAATAACCATGTTTCCAACCTTTCTCAAAGTTAATAGCATACCAACCTGCGGCATACAACACATCGCTATTAGCAGTCTTGCTAAACAGCGGAATATCTCTATTGTATTCAGAGTGATCACTAGCAACCAATTCTGGTGCTGGAAAGGGAATTTCGAATCCTGCGATAAACATTTTATCTGGGTGTACTACGTGGTCTGCTTCTTTCTTAAATACTTTCGCACCAAAGAACTTTTCAACATCGCGGTCTGAGTAAAACTCTTCCTTAATTTCATTAGATAGGTATTCATATGTTCCTTGAACATTTTGATATAAAACACCTACGTTACCTCGTTGCTGATCTATTACTAACCAACTACACTCATCAACCTTTTTAATTGTTGCTTTCTTACTCATCATTATCTCCTTCCTTTATTAACTCTCGTTTTCTTGTTATTTTACCAGTTCTACTATTGGTTGTTGTTGTACATTGAAATATTGTTCCGCCCTTATCGGGTGATTCAAATGTAACCAATTTCGATTCTGGTCCGTACTTAATTGCATCCCAAATCTTCCTTATTGCTTCTGACATGCGTTTAATATCTCGCCGAACTCTGTTGCGGCATTTGTTAGTTTGGGCATGTTCCATTGATTACAAAACTTCATAAAGAAGATGCCTACATTCTGTATCTTTTCTTTCTCTGTTGATTCAACAAACACTTCTTTTACACCTTCTTTAATCTCATCCGGCTGTAGTGTTAAATCAATTAATATCCTATTACGCTCGTAGTCGTCAATGACTCTATGCTCTTGCTCTTCATGGTCAACCCAACGTTGTAACATAAAGTTATTAAAGTCAAAGCCACCGCGTTCCATATCAGCGAATGCTTCTTGCATGCCTGTCTTGTTCTTACTGCCCTTCTTCCTAGCACCTGGAAAAGCACTAAAGATGTTATCACTTGTATCACCTCTAACACACTTTTCAAACAGTAACCATTTAGGATTAGGTATAGGCTTGGGCTCTCGTGTCTTGTTATCAATAGCACGTTTCATTGTTTTCATTTCAAATATGCCATCGTGCCTAACAACTTGATCAGTTACACCATTGTACTGGCTTATATTCTCGCTAACCAATTGATAAAAGTCGCTGTCTGTACTAATAATCACATGCTCGTCATCTGGGTGCTCTTGTGTCCACATAGCAATTAAGTCATCTGCTTCTGCCTGTGGGTGTCTTAATACAGTACAATTAGTTTTAGTTTTTAAGTATTCAATAAAATGGTCATATGCTTCAAAGAATATTTCATCTTCTTCTTGCTGATTAGGTGACCTCTGATCCATCGAAACCTTTCTATTCTTCTTGTAAGGTTCATAGAAGTCTTTACGCCAACTTCTACCTTCTAAACAGAATACAACATGATCTCCATCGAACTGTTTCCATGACTTCTTAACACTATTAAACATAATGTGCATTGCCATACCAACTTTCATATCAATGTCGCTAGTACGAGCAGTTACATGCTTCGCTCTAAAGAACATGTTCAATGTGTCAACTAAAATATATTTCATTACTTACCCTTTTTAACTTTTGCTATATCGTCATCAGTTACTTTAACAACATCAGACGGTGAACGATCACCTTCTAATCCAAAGTCCTGATCTGCATTATCTTGTAGCAGTATTGTTCTACATAAGTCGTTAAACCATGAATTAACTGTGTCCTCGTCGCTGTTTCCTGTATAACCATTGCTTTGCAACATTGTAACAAAATTATCATTAAAGTCAAGCTCTACAAAGCCTTTTTTAGGATTAATTGGATCAACATCCATTTGTAGTACATTAACATAAGGTTCCTCGTTAATTGTTGCTAGTTCTTTTTCAAGTTCAGCACCTTCGAGGTCTCTCTTTGCTATCGCAATCTTCTTGTCTTTTTCACTCTTGAACCATAACCTAGGGTCCATTGTATCTTTCATCTTATTCGCCATTCTCTTTCTCCTTTAATTCCTTTAACTCTGTAAAGTATGCTAAACTACACTCTGCCCCGCAGAATATTTTTGTTTTATCACCAGTATGATATTTTATTTCTTGTGGAAATACCATCTTGCTACATGTATGACACTTATACATCTTCTAATGCTTTAATATCCGTTACAATACATTTATCAATTCTACCAAAAGCATCAACTGTGTTGACTCTTAAGCCTTTTTGAATTCTTTCAAAATAAGATTGATTTAGTGGATTGCCAAGTATAAAAGCATTTGCCATATTTAAATTCCAACAAAATGATACAGTTAGTTCATACTTCTTTCTATCTCTCATTTCGATTACTATTGTGTTATCATCTGTAGAATACGCATCTCTAACTTGCCCTGTAAAAATAATAATAGGCTCTTCTACTTCTACTATGTTTTCTACTATGTTTATCTCATGCCCGTGATATGTAACGTTGTGGTCCTCTGCTAGAACAAATGCCGTCCATAACGGTAAACTGAGTACTATTGCTATTTTAACTATGTTGTCGTATAAAAATCTTTCCATATTATTTTCCTATTGCGTTACCGTAAATGTGTACGTGAACTCTGCTTGTATAATTGTAACCTCTTTGGATAGCCTCATCGGCAATGGTTGCCTCTGTTTGTACTAACCCTTCAAATGTACCACCAACGCCCATAATCCATACAGGAAAGTTACATCCTGCTTCGCGGAATAGTTTGGTGTTTTCTTCCACTTCTTTCCAACTTGCTTCAGTACCATTAACAACAAATTTCAACTGACCATTGTTTGATGCTTCTGCGTACTGCCCTATTACTTCTGGCTTGATTGCTTTCTTACTCATCTCTCCAGCAGTTGCCCAAAGTTTAGGACTAAGACTCCAATACCATTCACCTGGATACTCTTTAATGTATTCTACCATTTCCTGTTCAATTGGCCTAGTGCCGTTAGTTTCAACAGTAACATAGTTAGGCATGTTATTACGTTTCTTAAACTCTTCCATTATATTAATCATACCAGGCTGTGTCTTCTTAAGCATCGGCTCGCCGCCTGTAAACACCATGTGCACGTTTTGTTGTGTTAGTGGATGTACGAACTTACCCTTAGGTAGAAGTGCTGTTAGCTCGTCTACAGCCTCCTCTACTGTACGATCAGTAATAAGATGCTTGTAACGTTTACTCCAAGTGTAACTACTGTCACACCCTTTATCAAACACAGGCAAGTCCATAACATCTGTTATGTCTGTTAGGTCTAACGTTTCGTATGGTAATACATAAGTGCTAGTATCAGTAGGATCCTTCTGTCCAAAGCCGTTACATTGAAGATTACATAGGAAAAATCTCATCCACAAACTAGGTATACCAACGTATTGGCCTTCCCCTTGTGCTGAATAAAATGTTTCGCTATACTTTAAAGGGTTCATTACTTGTCACATGCAAATTGTTGTTGAAGTTTAATATTATCCATAAATTCTTTCTTTGTACCTGGATCATCTTTGAACGCACCTTTTAGAACAGTTGTCTGTGTTAGACTGCTATGTGCCTTAACACCTCTATTCTCTACGCACCCATGTGTGGCTTGTATATAAACACCTAAGTGTTCGGCACCAGTTGCCTTCTGAATCTCTCTAACAATGTCGTTAGCAAGTTCTTCTTGTAGTGTTCCACGCATAGCACACCATTGTGCTATTCTTGTGTACTTGCTTAGTCCAATTAGTTTGTCACTAGCAATAATACCAATGTATGCTACACCTCTAACTATCTGATGGTGATGCGAACACATACTTGTAAGTTCGCTACGCACAACTAACATGCCTTCATAACGATCGTCGCTATCATTTGGAAATGCTGTTGCGATAGGCATTGCTTCATACCTACCTGCCATTAGTTCGTTAATATACATTTTAGCAAGGCGTTTGCCTGTGCCCATGCTGTTAGGATCATTCTCAGTATCAATTACAAGTCCTTGTAATACATCTTCAAACTTAACTGCGAGTTCGTCAATCAGTTGTTGCTTTTCGCCTTCTTGTATGTGGTCAGATATATTATCGCCTGCCCAAAATCTTTTACCTGCGCCAATTAAACGTTTTTTAATTGTGTCACTAACTCCCATCATCTAACTCCTTAATTTGTTCTCTTAGTTCTTCTATTTCTCTCTTAAGATTAAGTTTCTCAATCTTCTCATTTGCCAATACGGTATCATCTAAATGATGCTCGTAGTCATCTGTTATTTTACTATCTAACTCTCTATGTCTTTCTTCTAAGACTTTAAGATGGTTGGACAGACTTATTGATGTACTCATTGTCTTCCCTCAATACACCGTTTTCCCAATTCTCGCAGACATCGTTAGCATAATGTATGCTCTTGTCTTTGACGTTAACTGTACCAAACGGTTCGTAATTCTTAAATAAGTGTACGACAAATCCGTTGTCTTCCACTACCTCTGCTTTTTTATAAACTTTAGTCATGCGTTATCTCCACCACTCTTCATATGGAAAGACAATCCATCTTTCCTGATCAGGTAAAACATTATTTGCTGTATAACTAACTTTATCAAATTCGCTTGACTCTTTGTCAAATAATGTACAATACTTAAGGTCGTCATGACGGATAAACATATTGTTGTTATCCTTACTATCAAAGTCATTGATAATGCTGTCAATACCTATTAGTGTTGTACCTGTGTCGTTGATATCATCAACAACTAAAACCTTCTTGCCTATGTATTTAGATAAAATGTGTCTAAGAGTGCCGGAATCTTCGATATGCCCGTCTCTTGTTTGCCACCTAAATGCTTCGAATGGAACTTCAAAGTAATGGCTCAACATAACACCAAATGGATATGCGCCTCTACCGGGGCCTATCACTACATCTGGATGATATGAATCATGGGCCATCTCTCTAACGATGTGTCTGCAGTCTCTATTAAGGACGTCCCAAGTGTAATATAATTTGCTCATGTGTGTATTATACCATATTTTATGGCAGATGTCAATCGGAATCTAATAAAACTATCTCATTATTGTCAAAATGTTCTAAATCCAATAGAGCCATGTTGTCGTTGACATTGCGTTTTGTCATTTCTAAAAACATTTCGATCTCATTCGCAAATGCTTTATCTAGTATAGGGTTCAGTGATTCTGCTTCCCCAATTTTACCTGTAATAAGCTCACAGGCATTCTTAAGTGATATTGTAAGACCTTCTACAAGCATTGCGTCAAACCCTTTCAATCGTTTATTAACAAATATAGAACGGTTCAGCATACGCATATAACACTCTGCTGATATCTCTTGTATTTTGATTTCAACTCTACACTCTGCGAAAGTTAAATTCTTAAATGTTAAAATGTGATATGGGTCAAATTCAGTGTACTTACAAAAGAACTGAATACAGTCAATGATGTCCTCTTCATTAACAGGATAGATGTTTTGAATTTCTTCTAAGTCATACCCTGCTCCAATAGACTTGCATACTCCCATCATAGGAACAGCATGTCTTTCTGTTACATAAATCCCACGTCTTTTACTGATCATTTATTTTTAATTGCCTTTGATTTATTATCCAACCAATTCTTTGAATGTTCAAACATTTCGTCTAAACTGAATTGTGGTTTCCAATTAAGTAATTCATTAGCCTTAGTAGTATCGGCACACAAATAAGATGGGTCGCCTGCTCTTCTCGGACCAACCACATATTCTAATTGCTTACCTGTAACTTTTTCGACCGAGGAGATTAGGTCATGGATACTAAATCCAACACCAGAGCCTAAGTTAAATATACCACTCTTGCCACCGTTATTAAGATACTCTACTGCTTTTAGTTTAGCATCAGCAATATCTTGTATATGACAATAGTCTCTAATACATGTTCCGTCTTTAGTATCGTAGTCACTACCACAAATATTAAATATCTTACCATTCATAGCACAATCAATTAAGATTGGCATAACATGGCTAGCCGGTTCTTGTGTATATCCGTTAGTTGCTAAAGGATCAGCACCAGCGGCATTAAAATACCTAGTGCTAACATAGTTTAAACCATATGCTTTATTATAGTCTTCAAGCATTAGTTCAGTCATGTACTTACTCATAGCATACGGACTCATTGGATTTGGTGTCAAATCCTCTTTAAATGGTTCTTGTGTATCTCTTTCACCGTATACACTACTTGAACCACTAAAGATAAAGTTCTGTACGTCATGTTGTACACACATATCTAACAATGCCTGTGTTCCAGACACATTGTTTCTATAATACTTACCTGGGTTATCAATACTGTCAGGTACAACATGACTGGCCGCTAAATGTACAACCGTTTTAGGTTTAAACATTTCTAATATGCCTGCTGTTGATTGTTTAGCAAAATCATGTGGGAATGATGTGAAGTCTTTCGACGCCCACTTCCTATTACCATTGTCAATAACTATGACTTCATAGTTTGCCTTGGCAAATGTTTTGCTTACCTGTGTTCCTATAAACCCGGAACCACCTGTGATAACAACTGTTTCTTTATCACTCATCTTCTTCTCCTTTGTCTTCGTCTGTAAACAGACCGCCCCTATCTTCTACTTCGTCGATAGTGTCACTTAATCCTTGAGCAGGTTGTGACTTGGTCGGCTGAATTACAGTCTCTTTGTCACCTCTCTTTTGTATGAAAGGTATACGTTTTATATTAGGCACTATTTTTTGCTTCTTGGATTTCGTTTCTTCTAGTTTTACATAGTTTAGTGATTTCCATTAATGCCTTTCTTGCTCTTGTGGCTGAGGCTTTGATACCTGTGCCTTCTTTAAACTTCTCGTTCTCGTTTACATATTCTTCGAATAATGCTTTTAATTTAATATGTGCTTCTGTCATGATTTTCTCCTTATGTGTTTAATCATCGAGCCCTGGGACATACGTCTCCTGAGCATCGTCTTTGTGCGGATTACCACCTTCATACCAACTGCCCTCTTTGGCCTGCGTTACTGGTATTGGTTCATGGTATTCCATTTCACAGCCGTTTTCATTATCCTCGGCTACGGATATCTTTATATAGCGATCAGGATACTTTGCTTGTATCGTTAATGCTAAATCGTCAGCGATCATCTCGCATGACTTAAAGTCTAGTTGGAGTTCTGCATTTCCATACAGTTTCTCCAACCATCTTTTAAATTGTATGAACTCTATATCTCTATCATCATGGAACACTTCAATCCACACTTTAAAGTGGAATGTGTGTCTATGCGGATAGCCTAGGAAACTGACGTCGTACTCGTCGCCAGTCGCCAAGTTAGGATCAGTTAATGCCGCAGGATACTTATGTATACCTTCTTTACTAAATGTTACCCAAATACTTCTCATACTATTCCTTAAACAATATTACTTGCTTGTGGGCCTTTCGGTCCTTCTTCAAGATCATACGTCACTTTTTGATTTTCTTCTAGTGATGTATATCCGTCTCCTTTGATTGCCGAAAAATGTGCGAACACATCTTTGCCACCTTCTTCCGGTGTAATAAATCCAAAACCTTTAGATGTATTAAACCATTTTACTGTACCATTTGCCATTTCTTTCTTCTCTCTATTATGAAGTCTTACCTTCGTTATTAAATTCTAAAGGTAATTCCTTCAAAATGCGAAACTTATTATTAAGTCTCTTATATCCAACTCCCAACGTATTACGTTGTTCATCTTCAATTCGTTTATTTGAATCTTTTATGATCCAAATCCTAACTGGCCTTTAATCCAGTCATTAATTTCTTGTTGTGTCAAATCCATTATGCCTCTTTGTTTGGGTTCCAAATAGTTAAGTTTTTAGTCTTAAGTCTATTAGCAACAATACTGTATCTGTTTTGTTCTGCCTTCCATTCCTTTAACCACTTGTGGCCATCGCGTTCAGCATCAATAAAGATAGCATTAGTAAATGCTAATGGTAGTAATACCCCAACATGAACAAAAATGCTTATGAGTGTATTGTATCCAAACAAACCTAAATAGTTTGCCGCTATAAAACCAAAGAACACACTCCATACAGTGAACAGCACTAACATAAAGTAAGTCTGTAGACTTGGGTCCGGTATGTATTTCAATGGATTGTATTTCACATCCATAACTCTTCTCCAACTATTTACAAGACTGAACATGGTTCGTCTAAATAAACTTGGCTTTTTCATAATTGGTTCAATCTTCATTCTGTATGCTCTCTTATATATTCTTTAACTACATGCATCCCATATGATGCCCATGTAATTACTATTAAACTCCATATTAACAATTCGATCACAGCTCTAATTCAAAGCCGAATGTTAGTATGTTTTCTTTCTTATAACTATCTGTATGCTGATTTGATACATTTATACTAAATTTATCACTAACCTGATATGCTAATTCTGTTTCTATACGGATGTATGCTTCTTTGCTAGTTTCGTATAGTGCCTTATTTGTAATACTAATACGTTCAGACATCATGTATGCTACCCACAAACTATTTCTTAAAATAAGTTCCGTGGTGTCACCTTCTAAATATGCTAGTGATACTTCGTTACTGACTTTCCACTTGTCGCTTTTGTATAGTTTACGACCGTACCCTGCGCCTAGCACACTTCTTATATCGTAGTCTCGTATCTCATCGTAGTCTACTTGAAGTACTGTTAGGAAGTAACTTTCATCTGTTAGGTCTTTGTTTAGTTTAAATTGAGTGTAAAGGTCATGGAATTCCACGTCACCGTTTTCACTGGCATAGTAGTAATCGCTTTCGAATACATACTGCCAACCATTTTCTAGTTCTGTTCGATGATCAAAGTCTAAATTGACTGTAACTTCGTCCTTGCCACTAGCGAATATTTCACCGCTACCACCTATAGTTGTTTGTGCCGCTACTTGAACAGTACACAACAAAAGGAATACTATTACAAATATTGATATTACTGATTTCTTAACTGTACTCATTTAAAACCTAGTTCCTTTAATGCTTGTTGTCTTGTCTTGCCCATTTTTTCTAATGCTTCGTTTATTTCAAAGTCGTAGTAAGCACCTGTAAGTTTTCTAAGTGCCGATCTTTCGCTTAACATTACACTACTGATCCAACAGCCGTATAACATAAACCCTAGTAGTACTATAGTAAATACTGTATTAAAAATTAATGCCATAATCTCATTCATATTTTTGCTTCGCTACTTTTCGTCTGTAGTATTGTCTATCTCTTTGATACTCTAATCCTAATCCTGCCATAACCTTTAATGTTCTTTCAATAGTACCATTCTGATAATCGCTGATCTTACCTAAGTTATATCCATCTAAATTGTGTGCCGATATGTCATCGAACATGTTTTCTAATTTACTTATAGCGTCTTCTAAACTCCAAGGAACGTATAAGTGTCTACCGTTGTTAGCAAATACTTCTGGAAAACTTCTATATGCTGGATATAGTGTAAGTGTACCAAGTGTGTCTGCTTCGCTAACAGTATTGCTTACCCAATCTTGTAAAGCACAATTAAACAACACTTTGCTATCTGCCAAGTAGTTGTAGTAATCATTCTTCTTTAAGCCTGTGTATATTTTAAAGTTAGCCGTATTGCCTTCTTGTAATGCCATAGCACGATCTACATACTCTTGGTCTGAACTCTTTAGTTCAGGATGTCCACAAAATATAGCAAACTCTGTGTTTGGATCTATTTTATAGTATGCTTCTGCTAAGTCCATATAGAAATGCGGTTGTTTCTCGTCGTCCCAACGTGCCGCAAATCCAACTCTATTTGATCGTTCATGTAACGGCTTTAGTTCTGGAACTCTACTTTGTACTTCTTCTTTACCAAACGGTAAACCTGTTACATATATTGGCTTTTTAAAGCCTGCTGTTCTTAAATGTGCTACAAACTCCTCTGAGGCTACACAGATGCCATCAACAAATTCATCTACCATTTGTTCATATCTACGCATCCAGTCAAACATACCTTCCCTAATTAAGAAGTCATCTGGGTCTGTTGTTTGTGCTAAGAATCTAAGGAATACTTTAGGTCTGTACTCCGGTGGGGACTGATCCATGATATACGGTAAACATTCTAAACCAGGTGTATACATATCTTCATAAAAGATAACATCATCACTAGTTATTTCACCGTTCTTCATTTTTTGTACTAAGTTCATTGTTTGACTTAGACTGTAATAACTTCTACCATGTGCGTCTAACACACTACCTGTAACGATTGCTTTACTATTATCAAGTTCTTCACCTTCGATAATTTCGTAGTCTAACCCGTACTCTTTAAAAACACGTTCGTTCCATTCCTGTAACTGAAGTGTGTACCTTGCTTCATAAGACTCTAGTCCCATGTAAAACAATTTACGAATACTATTATTAATTAAACCGTTATCTTCTATCATATCTCTCTATCCTCATTATCTACTATTATATCACTTTTTGTGGCTAATGTCAACCTTTTTCTATTTCTGTAAATGCTTCATGTCCTTCAAAGAACATCTGTATCATTACATATACTGCTACGTTAACAAACGTTAGTGCCGCAAACAAAATCCATGTAGTCAACATTAATCTATAACCTCGTCTTTTGTGTATTTGGTCCAATCTGTAAATGTCTCTCTTGTTTGTAAATCATGTAAACTATGACACCATACACCTGGGTTTGTTGCCTTAAAGTCTTTGTCATCTAGTTTAATAGTAGTATTGTAATTGAACTGATTCATGTATGGCAACTTAACACTTATCATTGGTATGAATGTTGCGTACTCTGTCATACCGCATTCCAGTACTTGTTCTGCTAATGTTACATCAAAGTCTAGTGTTAACCAGATACCTTCCTTGAGCATGTCATTAAGTAATGTATCCCAGGCCGCCCATGCTTCTGCGTCCTTAGGATGGAAACTTTGATTGGCTCCTAAGTAAATATGCGGACAAGCATTGTTTAATGCTCTAGCAAGTATTTCTTCTTTGGGCTGATACCCAACTACAAATAACGTCCTTTGACCATAAGCAGGAGTATGCTCTACTTCTGTGCCTATAAAAAACTTTGTATCCACGTGACCTTCTCTATCCATCTTAATTACCTATTCCAAAATCTGTGTGTAATTGCTTTTTTAATTTTTCCATAACAAATGAATCTTTGTGTAATGCGTTTTTCAATTGGGAAGGGTCAAAGTATAAATCTTTTTCTTTTCCTTCCTGCTTCTGAAATCCAATGTACACTGATAATCTTACTTCGCTTTTATTAATTACTTGTTGTATTTGATGAAATAGGGTACCTGGGAATATAACACATCTATTAAACTTATGCTCAATTAGTGTTGCTCTATCTTCTCCTAAATAAAAGCCACCGCCTTCATCTTTAAAATATGGATTACCAAACCAAAGAAATATTAAAATATCTTTTGTAAGATGATCAACATGCCCTTCAAAAGTATCGCACTCTTGTGTGAGATTAACATGACATCTTACGCAATCTGTGTATTTAAAATCTGTTCCATGTTCTTCATTCCACTTTGTTACATAAGGAAGTATTGTAGTTGACATCTTAAATACATCTTCAATATCTTCTTTGGTCAATCCTTTTGTAAAGTAAAAAGAACTTTCCCCTTCTGCGTCTGGATAAGGATTCTCTACAGCACTTAATACAAAACCACTTTTCATATAATATCTAAGCCAGTCGCTACACATTTCTTTGCTGAAAAAGTCATCAACAATTAGTACTGGCTTATCTTCAACAACTAGTGATTGCGTATTCATTAGTAACTAATGTAACCCCATTCAACTAATTGTGCTTGAAAGAATGTTGCTTTCCTTACACTAAAATCCATCGGTGCTTGTATTTTACCATCCTTGGTTTCGATGATTGTTACACCTGTATCAGTTACTTCAAAGTTCACGTCATGTCCTTCGTGTGTATAAGTACCACTGTATACTGTTTTACTCTCCGTCAAAGTCTGCCCTCATTATGTCTTCTTGCATGTCCATTTCGCTGTCACCAGCGTCGTATTCGTCAGTTTCAAACAAAGAACCAAACGTTGATTGTTCAGCACTACCATCTGAGAAACTAATTTCTTTTAAGAACTCTCTACCATCTTCTAGCATTTGTCTTGCGTTAGTGTTTGCTGGGTCTAATACTTCTTCGGCAAAACTATCAAACATGAGTATGGTACCGGGTACATAAGGTGATGTTTCATTGCTTACACTACTGCCTTTAACCTTTTTCCAGTTCTTCCAATGTGTTGGTGTTCTATATTTTTCCATATCAGCCAGTCTATTTGCTTCTTGTGTTGCTGTAATATGATTATAAACACTATGACCCATGTAAAGAGCATAACTAAGGGTGTCCCAACTAGTTGTACATTCTTTACCATTTCTATTTGTATCACCGTGTCCTAAAACACAGATGTCGCCGACAGTAAGTCTTTCCATTATAGGGGAATGAGCAAAAGGCATAGGCATTGTAGAACCTTTCATGTCTTTGTTATCGAATGCTCTATCCATAAAGTATCCAAATCGCTTTGCTCTAAACTCATTATGTGTGTATGTCTGACCATATGCTGTATTAACAAAAGGTGATGCCGCATCATACGATACTGTAACATTAGGATTATCATGTTTTCTTAACTGTCTTTGAATACTGGTGAGGTGACATGCCCAATTTAGGCGTCCAGTACCCAAGAAGTGAATCCAATCCTTTCCTTCAAGTAGTCCATCGTCTCTAAGATCTAATATTCTACTTAACACACTATGCATGTGTTTCATATTGATACCAGCGAATGCGTAACCTTCTAAGGCTCTGTTCTCATCACCGTATGCTTCTTGCACAAAACTTGGATTAGAAAAATGCTTTACAGCCTCATACCATTCTTTGCTATTTTCTTCATTGCTACCACTTAGTACATTTAGGAACTTAGTAGCACCTGGGTTTCTATTTCTTAGAAAGTAGTCTAAATTTAATAAACTAATATCTAATGTATCTCGGAATTCAGTTAGTCCGGTTCTTTCGCTCAGTTTGCCTACTGCCGCAAACGCCGGAACGTCAAGTGTCATACTCCAGTCTGCTGTATGCTCTAGCCATGTAAGTATCTTATTACAGAATGCTGTTCTAACAGGGTCATTAGGATCTTTAGCATTGCTCCAGTCCATTTTAATAACACCAGTAGCAAGTTGGAATCCACCCGAGTCACCAAGTATCATTGTTTGGCTACGGTCTCTGCCTTGTATCATTGGCTCACGTTCATCACTCTTTACAGGATCTAACTGTGCGTGACCACCTGAGTATAGTCCCCATGGATAAAAGTAATAACTATCTTCCGGGTCTAGGAAGTTCATGCCAGCAGTACCTTTCTCAAAGCCTGCCGGGCATCTCCATTCTGTTGGATTAGTCGCCATCTTTTGTAATTGTGTTACATAGAAGCCACTAATAGCAGGTAAGTATACTGCCCAATCCTGATGCTTCTTTCCTAGATCTACTGTCATGTTCTAACTCTTTGCTGGTAAAATGTATGTGTACTCGCCTAAGCCACTGTCAATAACAATCTGCATTGCTCCAGCATTAGCAAAACTTACAGTACAATTAGCACTATCACTAAGTCTTAAAATACTTAATGCTTTATCAATTTCCCACTTCCAGTTACCTGACAGTTCGCCTTCAACATTGTTGTTGATAGGTAGTTTACTTTTGTCTCCAGCACCTTCGCCAATGCTAAAGAATAAAGCACCGTCTTTGGTACTTGGGGAGAACACAGGTTCAAATCCACCTAACACACCATTGAAGTAACCTAAGTCCTTTAAGTTCTTCTGCGTAGGTTGAATACTGACATCCCATGGAATATCTTTCATCTTAACAGACTTCAGTTGCTGATTAATAACATCTGCTAACATAAATCTGTAACTACCTGTATGACCTTCAGCACTAGAAAAACTAATTTCTACTGGAATGTCATTACCATTTCTTTCTTGAGTCTTTACTTCGACGTTACTACCTTCATCTCCAAACCCTGGAAACTTTAAGTAGCCGTCTAGTACACTCATTCTGCTTAGACCAACTGTTTGATCTACAAAGTCTGCTACAGGGTTGTGTAGTTTGCCTTTTAGAATAACAGTTTTATCTGCGTCCATCGCCTCAATCTCAGTACCTTCTGTAGTACCTGTAATTTTAACCATTTCAATGAAGCCTAAAGCATGGGTATGCCTTAACACGTCTTTAAAAATATCTTTTATCATCTCTTGTCACCTCTTTGTGTAAAGTAATTATTTAGGTCTTTTCGCCTAAAAAGTTTATAAATCCTGGCCGTTTGATACCTAACGACCATCTTAATCATCGAATTCAAACAAACTATGGAATGTACTAGTAGTGTCTGTCGCTGACAGATCCCACTTTAACACACCTAATAAGTTTTCTACCTTCTTATCGATGACTGCTTTTTCCATTGCGTCCTCGTCAAAAGGCATTTCTTTGAACCAATCTGGTAATTGTAATTCGTCTGTAGGATAAGCAATGCTGGTATAACCCATATTGTTACTCTTAAGTCGACATACAATCACTTTCATACCATCAGTAATTGGCATACTGTAGGCATCACTATTTGCTAATAACATGTTATTCCAATTAATACTTGCTCTAACATGTCCAGGTATCATTACCTTAGTGTTCTCATCTTTTAGTTTCTCTAACTTATACAGACTAGCACTCTTATTCATAGTAAATGCTTTGTTGTATGCTTCTGTATAATGTGTTAGGTTGTTTACCCTCTTTGGCATTCCTTTCATCCAAGGGTCCATTACTTTGAAACCGTTTTTAAATTCTCTTACAGTTGCTAGTACATCATTTTCTGTACCGCCATCTAGTGTTAATGTTAATACGTCACTTAAGAAGTCTTGTACAAACTCAGGCGTATCAGATCTTTTAATATCTAGACCCATAACTTTTAGTTTACCACCCGGTGGTTGGTACCCTTCAATGTCCAGTACATTAATCGCATAACGCTTCTTGGTAATAAACAAGCCTGCTCTACCAACTACTTCTCTACCTGCTTTTAATATATCACCTGATGACTTTGGAATGTTAAATGCCTGCTTGGCAAACTTTGGAAACGAATCACTAACTGTATCGGATATGTTATCATAAAGTGCGATAGCACTCTCCATATCTAATTCTAAATTTTGTTCTTTGCTGATTGTGTCAGCACTAAAGTATACAGAGTCAGTGTCACCATACACAATAGTATCGCCTGTATGGTCATAACTACCAGTCATCATCTTATTTGTTTCAGCACCCATGTGTCTAGTAATTGCTCTACCAGTAAGTGTAGTTGATTGTCCAATCCTATGATCAAAGAATCTACTACCTGGATTACAAATAGCACCGTATGTACTGTTAAGTAAAATCTTTCTAACCAACTGCCTCTTATCCCAAAAGGCTATATCAGCCGGGTCAGTTGCTTCTTTCTTTTTCTTTTGTAGTTGCTGTCTTTCGCTGTACCAACGCTCTAGCAGTCCTGGAATAACACCTTGTACGTCTGTTCTAAAGATTGTACCATTAGCACTAATACACCAAGGCTCTTTGCTGTTAAACAACATGTTATACACGTCGCCACCTGTTACATTAACTTCGGTTCCGTCTTCTAAATCTAATACAATCGGCCTATCAATGTCTTTGCTCATTACTAGTTCGTATTCATTACTGCCAAACTTGCCAGCCCACGCATCAGCAAACGATTTCTTGTCTAGTTGTATGCTTGACTTAATTTCAGAGTTAGTATACTCTTGTCTAAGTTGCCCAACTACTGTTTCGGGTGCCATATTCAATGCTCTAATAACACTAGGATACAAGGAGTTAATGTCCATTGATCCTATCCACTGATGTATGCCTTTCTTAGGGAATGCCACATAGGCACCTGCTACTGTATGCCCCCATGGGTTATCGGAGTCCTTGCCTCGTTTCCTATCTGGTATAACCATGTTACGTCTATGTGCTTCGTTGATAATAGCCGAGTCAATTGTTTGTACCGCTCCCATTGTTACTGGAAGTAAAACTGTATTCTGATGTGCTATTTCACTAGCAAGACTAATAAACTGTAACTTGTCATCAATCTTCTTAAGCAACATTGTATCTTGTATGTTATATTCTAAGAACATTTCAAAGTCATGATTATAAAGTCTATCTAAACTACCTTCGTATGGAACTTTCTTTTCACCAACTTCCATTTCGCCAATGTAATCTAATCTGTAACTGTGACGTTCTTCATAGTTATATTTTCTATAAAGTTGTAAGTAGTCTAAGTGTACACGACCAACTAAGTCATATGTCTGTGTGTCTTTGCCATACATGATGTATTCACGTTTAACTACGTTCTTATCTAGTAAGCATAGACGCCTTGTTTCGCTTTTGCCAAGTACCTTAATGATTCTATTAACAGTATAAGGGATATCATAACCCTCACTGTTCCAGCCACTAAGCACATCAGCATCTTCAATAAGCGACAAGAACGCATCTAGCATACCTGCTTCGTCTTTAAACAGTATAGTGTTGCCTACCTTCTTTGCTATCTCTTGTGCCTGTGTCCAGTTTAATGTCTTAGGCGGAACTGCTACACAAATAACTTGATCCATCCAGTCTAAGTATACACTGATACTAGTAATAGGTGTAAACGCATCTTCAGGTGAACTGTAACCCTCTTCTGGATCAAAGTCTACCTCAATATCAAAGAAGCACTTATGTAAGGCAGGAGCCTCTTCGCCTAAGTACTGTTCTGCCAACACTCTGTTAACAGGCTTAATGTCGCTTTCGTATGTTTGTCTATTTTGATATAATGCGGTATTACGTTTAAAGTCTTTCCAGTTAGATGCTACGACCTTACTGACAGGATTACCATGGATGCTACGTTCTTTGCCTTTTGGATCATCTATATAAAAATAGTATCGCATAGGATGATCAATGATCTTTCTTTCGCCACTCTTAGTGCGTTCTACCACACGAACAATGCCGTTTTTTTGATCAAATACTGCGTCAACGTAACTCAATTACCAATTCCTCTTGTAGTCTAGATCATTTATCTGATCTGAAAACTTTAGCATAAACTTCATTTGACTTGCCTCTGATATAAATTGTGCGTACACACTAGCAGTAGGTCTGTAACTGCTTTCAAAGTCAACCACTTTACTAAATGTAGTGTTTTTAAAACTAAAGAATGGTATCATCGCATCATGTAATCGCTCTTCATATATATGTTCGTAGTCCGCATCTTCAGTCCACGGCATATCGAATAAATGTACTTTGTCTTTAGTCAGATTCATATTGCACAGTATAACAGATAGATCTGTTTTGTCAACCTATTTTTCAGTTAAGTGTTGTTTATAATTTGTCTTTACCGACGGCGGCTAAAATAGTTTCTAGTGCGTCGAACTTATCGTACTCATCAGTAAACGATGCCTTGTGAGCAACTTTAACCGCTTTCATAAGTACAGCAGGTTTGAGATCCATTTCTTCAGCGATTGCTTTCACTGTCTCTCTTAAACCTACTTGTAGTGAATCAACTTCATAAAGAACTTGATCACCTTCTTTGATTAATTTGTCAAGCCTTGCGACTTCTTCTGTATTAAATGTTTTATTAAATGCCATAAATTTGTTTCCTACATATATTTATTTGGAATAGTTAGTATAGCATCAAATTACGGCTAGGTCAAGAACTTTTGTAAAAATTGTTCCCATTCGTCTAAAATTATGTGGTGACTATATAAAATATTACTGTTGTGAATACATTTTTCTAATGTGTTGTTGTCAATACACTCACTGTCAAAGTTAAGAACACTAGAACAAATGCTGTCAAATTGATTATCATACGGGTCATGTATTTCATCAAACAGTTCAAAGCCTAAATCTTGTAAGTAGTTAGGGTTACCCGGCGCATCAAAACTTATGAATGGATGTCCGTATATCATTGGTGTATATGTTTTTTCTGTTACAAGGTAATCAAATGTACAATCCTCTTTACCACCGTATGCTGTTTCTGGTATTACTGTAAAGTAACTATTATTATATACAGTGGTTTTCCACCTATTCATATTATAGAAATATTCATGTGGGTATTCAGTTAGTGTGTATTTTTCTGCTAAGTCTTTAATATGGTCTTTGAGTCGTTCGCGCCAATTGGCATTCCCCAGCATTGGAGCATCGCCGATAGATATATAGTTGTCATCTATGTTATTATCAATACAGTAGTTTAGGAAATCCATGCGGTATTGCCTATGGGGTGCACCTAAACATGCTATAAAGTTTTTATTTTTCTCTTGGTTGAATTGCGATGTTATATGCTTGTCGCTGTATACTTTTTTAAAATCATCTGTGCCTAAGTAACCAACATTACTAGTAGCGTCTACTCTATTGAGTAACCAAAAGTTTAAGTCCTGATTATGTATAACACCAAAGTTTGAAGTATCTATACCTTTGTCATTTAACACCTCTTTAAACTCACTTAACAAAACATCGCTGTCATATGCTTCGTCTACGTCATCAAACAGCACTACGGACCCTTGTAGTGCTTTACAATGCTCTATAGTCAAGTACCTTAGTTGTGTGTACTCAATGACAATAATGTCGCAACTACTTACATGATCAATAAGTATTTTATCAACACTGATGCGATGATATCTATTTAGAAAGGGTAGGTATTTTTTTAATAAGAATGTTGTGTTGGGTTCATAGTGTAAGGCATGTCTATTGTAATGATAGCCTTTAAGATGTAAGTTAGGCTCTTGCTCTATAGTTCTTACTTCTCGCCCACCATAGAATTGGTTGTGCTTTACATCATTACTTAAATTACTAACAGGCGAGAAAACACCTATTTTTAGTTCAATCATTAGTTTTCTGTGCTGGCTTCGAAATCCCAATTTTCAACGTTAAGTTCGTCAGCAAGTATATCCGCAATTTGCGTACCTTCTTGTGCCGATATGTCTTCCTGGGTAAGTACTTCGTATACTTGCACGTCGTCTGATTCATAGTGGATAACTTCTGCTTTAACTTTGTTACCACCTCCGTCAAAGGATGAAAACACTTTTGTTGGTGTTACACTTTGAACAATATCAAAAAAGTCGACAATATCAGCACGTGATATTTCGTTCTCTGTGACGATTCTTACAAAGTGTTTTCTAACCTTATCTACCATATTACTTACTTACCTTTACTATATGCTTGTGAACCAAAGAACGCGGCTACAATACCAGCAACTGCTACAAAGTATGTAGCGGCCATATCACCAAGTATAGCACCTGCTGAATCTAACCCTGCCAATAATGCTAATACCACAGCAAATGGATATAATAATAATCCGCCTAACGCAAACCATGTCATGCTTCTTTGAGCATCACGCATCGCATCAGCATCTTCGAGTTCTTTTCTTTTGAACTCCATGTACATTGCTTCTTCGGCCTTTGAAACTTTTCCATCACCATTTGTGTCAGCGGGATGATGTATCGCTGTATTACTTTCCTCTGCCATTTATGTTCTCCTACTAACTTATGACTGCTCTGTCTGTTACTCGTCTCCAACTAGTGCCATCGCTAAATGCCATTATTGGACCACCATTTTCATTTGACACATAAATCATGTGCCCTATGTAGGCAGAAGCATCAGGAACCCCTGATACTGTATATCGTGGAAACTCAACTGGTCCTCCACTACTTTCAACTACACCATAGTCGCTGTTGACTAATGCTGTAACTGATTCTGTTAAATTACCATAGTCAACACTATCTGTTGCTGTGGTTGAAATTGCTCCGTAATCACTTACGGTTTCGAATAAGATTGATGATACAGTACCACCGACTGTTACTTTGGCTTCTGCTTCATCATATGTGAATGAGCCACTACTTCCAAGTACTCCCTCATCATTGTATTGTACATGCGTGTTGCTTCCTGCTGGTGGTAACGTTTTAGCATCAACGTATGCTTTGACTGATTGCTGTGAAGGAAGTCTAGTAGCACTATTGGATGACAAGGTATCCTCGTCAATTAGTGTTGCTGTTATTCTAGCATCTGCCCTAGCGTCTGTGTAGTACTTGTTAGTACCTTCAGTAATATTAGTTGTGCTAGGTGTCGTAAATGTTACTCCACCGGAGCCGTTTGTTGTTAATACTTGGTTAGCACTACCATCGCTAGTAGGAAAACTATAAGCACCGTTTACATTAACAGTACCTGTAACTGTTATACCTGTAGCAGTTGTAATAAATTTTATGCTACTGTTATGATTTAATTGTTGTCCACCACCGGAACTAAATATTGCTGATGTTTTACTACCTGCTAAGTTAGTTATTGTAAAGGCACCCGATCTTAATCTTATAGATCCTGTGCCGGCATCGTCGATGTAACTGTTACTACCATCATGATATATTTGTAAGTCGTTACCAGTACCAAAGTTTAGTTTATTGTTGTCTCCAAACTTGGCAGATGATGTACCACCAGTGACGATTATTGTATTTGCTTTAACAGTATTTGCCGCGCCATTTGGTTGAATGCTACCTGTTACAGTACCACTTAAATTACCAATGAATGTACCAGCACTTAACGTATCACCGTTAACTGTCCATTCACCTTCATCTTCGTCCCAACGTATAAACACATTACTTTCAGCACCCCTGTTTACAAGTATGCCTGCGTTTGCTGTGGCTTGTTGATTTGATGCTAAGTCGCTGTTTAAGACAATTTCGTTATCGGCTATATTGAGAGTTTCTGTATTGATTATTGACTGTGTACCATTAACTGTTAAGTTACCTGATATTACAACATCATCACTAAATGTAGATGCCTGGTCAACTCTTGCAAAACTTGTACTATTAACACCGTCTACTGTACCTGCGTCAAGCAGATTCCATGTGACACTTTCGCCACTCACCGTTGCTATTTTTAGTAATGTATTACTAGAATCGAACCAAAGGTCTCCTGTTGAGATTGCACTAACGTCACTAGGGGCGTCAGATGTCCCGTATATTCTAGAACCACGTCTTCCAATTCTAAAACTACTTTGCGAGGTGCCTTTGGCATTCATAATGATTGCCATTCGTTGCTCTCCGATATATAACCTGTCTAGCAGTAATGCTAGTCTAAACTTAAAGTCTAGTCAAATCCAATATGGACTTAACTATATTTATCATTTTCCATAAATATATGTATGAGTAAAGAATATACATACTATACAGTAGACAAGATTATGAATACTCCGCTTATCGACACCGATAAGATGTTTGTAATGAATGTTACAGAATTTATGCATCCTGAATTGTATGCCAATGTAATGGAAGAAGTACAGGCATTAACTGATTGGCGGGCACCTGAAATAACAGGCAGAAAGAACTATCATATAGGACCAGATCAACAGCACCCACACTGGATTCAAATAGCAAGAGACACAACTTGGAAGAATGAATTAGTCAATGATGCAATACAATCAAGGTTCGATCTCCACGAGGACATTATTCTTGGGGAGCCATTGATGTGGCAAGACGATAACACCAACGGCATCAGTGATGTACATGTTGATAGTCCGGCATACTATTATACATATCAACATTGTCTAGCAACAGACAACGAATTTGCTCATACTGGTACTAGGTTTTGGGAGGTTGATTGCGAATACAATCAGGCAATTGATGAAGGACTAGATCCATGTTTTGGTGAGGATAGCACGTTAGTGAAAGAGGGATTACAAATGCCTTATGTACCTAACCAAGCATACATATTACCACGTGGTAGCCGTGGCTGGCATTCATGCCCTGATCTAACACTTGAAGCGGACCATATGGAACGCACGATGGTTTATATGATTGTTACGAAGGCGTAACGAATTTCACTCTATTAAGATAAGTTTCCGGACCACCTGACTGTTTGCCTATGGTGTGGTCTTTTACATAACCAGTAATGGTAGCGGTATCGCCTTTCTTCTGTCCAACTTGTGATGAAAAGAATTTAACAAGATTTGCGTCACTGTCTTTAGCAACAAACAAGTAACTAGCACTTCTCCAAATATACTTAACATGTATAAACTCTAAAGAAAATGATCCTCTAGTATTCAGTTCACCAACATGTTTGCTATCTTTAGCAAGTTGCTTTTCTGTTTTATTAAATGCTTTCTGCTTCTGACCGTTAGCATACACATTAGGTAAACTAGCAATTACACCTACGTCTTTGTACTGGACATACTCTTTGCTGATTAGGCCTAAAATTGTTTGCTCAAAGTCACTGATGCTTCTTTTGATTGCTTTAAGACTTAGTCCTTTAAAATACCTTACCATGTGATCGACATTAGTATAGTCGTCATCGATGACATCAACAGTAGGGTAATACTTAGTAAGTGAATGCTCAATGCTTTTGCTCTTGAACTTTTCAATACCCATTGTGTTATTGATAATAAACAAGTTAGGTAACTTCTCAGCATCACCGTCCTCGTCTTTTTCGTACATAGCATCCTTCTTGATGTATCCACCGTTAATTCGATTAACAGCAATAGACAAGGTAAGAAGATCTTTTAAATTAAATTGATCTTCAAACCACTTGCCCGAAGGTGCTTTTATTTTTTGTACTTTCATTAAACAGCCTCGATCATGCTCAATGGAACATTGTAAGAACGGCCACGCATATCAACGACTGCTTTCTTGATATTCACTTTGGTAACTATACCTGGAGTACGTTTTGTTTTTTGTACTACCCAAACATTATCACCAACTGAAATGCTACCCTTTGCGTTAAGTGTCTTAACCGTGTTAACAAATGATGTTAACTCATTAAGTTCTGCTAGGGTGAAATCACCTGTTCTAATTGCTCTTTTAATCTCTATCATGTTCATATAAAACTCCTACCTTTTTGTTAAACTATGTGCATATTATACCACATTTCGTGGCAGAAGTCAACCTAATTTACAATTAAATGGTAGATTTCTTCCCAATTTTTAACTACTGTAGCGTCACCTGTGTAGTCCATATTGTGTCCATGCTCGACTAAAATAGCCTTGAGACCTGCGTCTGTACCCCAATCAGCATTCTGTGGCTTGTCTTCAATCCAGTATGCTCCAGGGTATTTTTTACCGTACTCTTGTAGTATTACATCCTTGTCAGCACCTGTGTCTAAACATACTACTTCTTTGAACGCATCGCCCATTAGTTTGTTAAGATTACGTTCTCTTAGATGTTGAGCATAAGGATCTTTGCTTAGGCTTGTAATTGCTACAAAGTGATATTGATGCTTTTCATGTAGCAGTTTCATATAATACTGTGCGTCTCTCAGTGGAGGCAAGAAGCCTATTGCGGCACTTTCATTAAACTGCTTAACTAATTTATGACCTTGGTTACGGCTAATGCCATACCTATCACCAATGCTGTACATGAACTGTGCGCCTTCGACTTTCTCATGTCCGTGATGCTCCATCCAAATGCTGAAGCCTTCTTCCCAATCTAGACATACGCCATCGCAGTCTGTTAATATTACTTTGTTATTTCTCATTGTCTTGTCCTCACTATAATTGCATATTATACAGGATTAGTTAGGATATGTCAAGTGAATTATATAACTCTACCTCTATGTCTAGTTTGTTATTCTTTAGTAAAGTGTTATACTTAACAGCACATTCTGATCTAAAACGTGTTATTTCTAATTGTGTTTTATCCCATTGTTCAGGATCAGACTCGCGTGTATAATCTGTGTATTTTCTGGATTCTAAATCAATGCCTTTAGTCCAGAACGGAACACTAGGCACATGCTTTGCTTTTATATTGTAATGCTCTTGTATAATATTATTAATGTTTTTAATATCTGTAAACACACAATCTAAGTTTTTAATTTTATTTAAATAATGTCCAGCATGATAATCGTAGTCGGTTAACTCACATGCTTGTGACCATAACTCCTCTAGAGTTACTTCGTTGTTATGATACTTTTCCCACATGTCAGGCAGGAACCAACTTATTAATGTTTCAAACGCACTAACACGTCTGTCAACAGGATCTCTACAAAATACATAATGCTTAAAGTTAGGTTGCGTGTATAACTTTCTAAACATTAGATATGAATCAGCAATAGGCAATGAGTAATAAAACTCTTTGTTCTCCAACAGGTCTTGTATCTGTGCTGGTATAGTGTTACTGGATATCACCTTTAATCGTTGGGCTCTAAAGAACTCGTTAGGTTCAGTTGTTAAATGCTGTAAGTTATATGCTAGTGCTGTAGAGCCACACTTGCCTGGAGCAAATAAAGTTAGTTGTCTGTCGTAATCAATGATTAGCATACGAATTACTTATCAAAAAAAAGCACTCCGAAGAGTGCTTTTTCCGTTTGTTTTTGATTAGTCTAAATCAAATCCATACATCAATTATACATACTTGTATTCAACCACGCCTATAACAACACCTGCTGTAGGGGTTGCTGAGGTAGAACCATTTGACTGTACAAATTGTACTTGTACTGTCGCGTTCTTAGTGAGTGCACTTGCGAATGGTAAATCAATTACATAAGTTCCAACTGCGATATCTGTTGAAGTAGCCGCTACTAGTGTATTACCACTACCACCGTTATCTTTTACAATCATACCATCAATTGAACCACCTGATAATGCTGTAGTAACATTTAGAACAACTCTACTTGCGTAATATGTTCTTCCTGATACGTTAGGTATTGTACCACAATCAAAGTTTGCGTCACTGCTATCTGCTGTGAAACTTGCTCTAAGTGTAAGTCCGTCACCACCGTTATTATCTACATAGTCTTTGACTGCCGCTGAAGTTGGTAATGAAGTATCATTATCTGAACTTGCAATACCTTCTGCTTCGTCTACAAACTTAGTTACAGCAATACTTTCGCCACTGTCAGTTAAAGTACCAAATGATACGATTCCTGAAGCAGTTACGTTAACAGCACCTGTTAAACTACCAGCATTTAAACTTGCAGTTCCGTCTGTTAATGTTGTTGAAGTAACACTTGTTAAACTAGTAAGACTTGAATTCAAGTTAAACGTTACGTCATCCGCTGTGTTGGTTGAAGTAATGTTTGTTCCACCTAATAGTTTAAGTTTGTCAGTTGCTAATGCTACAGTATTATCCGATGCGTCATCAGACTGGATAGTCAATGATGTAGCAATGGAGGCTGTACCTGCCGCTGTCAATCTTCCTTGTGCGTCAACTGTGAAAGTTGCAACAGAAGTTGCTGAGCCATATGCGCCTGCTGAGACGGCTGTATTATCTAGACCTAATGTTACACTACTTGCGCCGGAGGCTGATGTTATACCAGTTCCACCTGCGATAGTTAATGTAGCACTATCTAAGTCTAAAGTTCTGCCAGTTGCGTCGTCACCTGTAAATGCTAGGTCATCGTCTCTATCCAAAGCATCAACGTAGGATTTCATGTTAGTGTTAGCCGTTGTTATTGCTGAGTTTAAAGTAGATACTGAACCATCTACAAATGCTTTTACAGATTGCTGTGAAGGTAACTTAGTAGCACTATCAGAAGACATGTTGTCTTCGTCAATTAATGCGTTAGTAATTCTTGCGTCTGCTCTCGCATTCGTGAAATACTGGTTAGTTGAACCTTCTGCTACGTCGTCAGTATCGACTGCGTCGACGTATGTTTTGACTGCTTTTTCTGTTGGGACTGCTGTATCACTGTTGCCTGCTAGTGTTCCGTCAGTACTAAATTCAGTAACTGATGCACCAGAAGCGCCTGTGAAAGATGAGCCCAATATGCCAGCCGCTTCAAAATCAGCAACTGTCATTGTTAAAGAACCAGTACTTGAACCTGTAAAGGTTCCTGTTCCGACTCTTACTTTATCTTCGCTTTCGTCCCAACCAATAAATACATTATTGCTGTCACCACGTTCGATTACTAAACCGACGTCGTTTGCTGGCGTACCAGTTGTACCCGTTGCTAGTTCTAGCAATGAATCCGCAATAGTTGTGTTTGTTGATGAGACAGTAGTAGTAGCACCGTTAACAGTTAAATCACCAGTGATGGTGGCGTCGCCGTTAATTGAGATACTAGTTGATGTGATGTCATTTGAAAGTAGTGTTCCTTGAACATCCACGTTGGCGGCTCTAATTGCCTTAAGAGTTGAACCGTCTGATCCAGTAAATTCGTAACGATCACTCGCACTTACCCACTTAAATCTTCCGCCACTCTTACCTAGTTGAACGTCGTTGGAAACTCCTTTTAGACCAAAATTCTTTACATCTGCCATTTTATTTCTCTCCTTGGAGTTTTAGTTGAGGTTATTCAATCCTCATACAATTTTTACATTGTTCCGGAATAATGTGTACTGTCACGATGTGTTGTAACTATATTTATCGTTTGGGCCAGAAATTATGGTGTTAGGTTGTTTTAATTAAATGTATGTTACTTTGACAGTAACATTGCCAGCGGTTGCGGCATTATGATTTATTCGTAAGTTTATTTCTAGTTCTGCTGTGTTGCTTGTTGGCCATATGTATTCTGGATTACTAATGTAACCACCTACTGAACCTGGGTCGTTGTCGTCTGGTCCATGTAAGAGATCAGTGTCTCCAGTAGTACCTACTTCAATTGTAGCATCTGATGAACCACCAGTGAATGCTGTGTGTACATCTAAACTAACACTTTGTATTTTACCACCCGGTGATACATTACCTAAGTCATAGTTTTGACTGTTACCGAACCCGCTAATTGGTGCTGTTACGTTCAACGTAAGCGTCTGTGCGTCGGTATTAGCACTATCTTGGTCACTTACCTTAGTCCAAGCACTACCATCATATAAGTATAAGGCCCATTCGCCTACACCGTTATCTAGTACATAAGCCTGGTCACCTGTTGCTGGTGATAATGAGTTTCTAGAGGCTATGGTTGCAACCACTGTAATACTTGCGGCTCTTATACCTTGCTCTACATTCATTGCTAATGGAAACATACCATTGTGTACACTATAGACACCAAAGCCGTTTTCAAAATTACCTGTGTTATCAAATATATTAATAGGTCCGCCATCTGCTCGAGCAAGTTTAAGTTTGTTACCTGTACTTGCTACTGTGGATGCTTTTAATCCTGACACATTACTTGATCCTACATAAGGATTACCATTGGCATCATCTGTGCCAGTATATATATTAATAGCATTACCGTTTGCTTCTGTGAGTGTTAACACACTACTTGTAAATGTTGCTGTTAAGTTTGGAATACTTGCGGCATTAATATCAGTTGCCATGTCTTCTGGAATAGCAACGTCAATACCATAAGCGGCCTTGCCCGCGGCATTAGTTGTAAAGGTTACAGTAGTATTACCACTGCCTCCATTAAAGATAGCACTAAAGTTAGTGTATCCACCTACTAGTCCGTAAGCAGTACCACTAGCACTTGAATTTACTGTTGTTGGTGCCGGTGTTGTACTTGCTACTATACTTGTACCACTAAGTGCGTTTATCTGACTTACTGATTCAGTTAACGTGCTACTAAATCCTGCTCCGTTAAACGTATGACTAACACTATTAAATATAACTGTTGTGCCGTCTGCTATTGTTGGATTAATTGCTGAACCAATAGTATTTGTTTCTATAGCATTTGCTATTTTTAAAAACATTATCTTACCAGTGTCAGTTGTAGTTAAGTCTCCATCTGTATCTGCGTAAATAAAGTCTCCTGCGTTACCTGGTATTGCTGGTACGAAGTCTATAATTCTGTTGTTTGGTGATACCATAAATGAATTTGGTCCTGGACCCGATTCAACTACTACACCAAATGCCTTACTAACAAGAGCGGCATTAGCCTTAACAAACGAACCTGTGTCTGCTACAGCAATAACATCACCTATAGTAAAACCGTGTGCAGTTTTTTCTAGTAAGTAATTTAGTTGTGGGTTTAAGTATTGGAATCTACTATTGACGTTAGCATAAAAGTCTGAACTAACAATACCACTTGGTAGTGGATCTAGCATTGGATGTCCGCTTTCGTTTAGTGTAAATATAACACAACTACCAGTACCGAATATACCATTACCAACATTACTTCTAAATGTATTGTAACGTGCCACATCTTCTACAACCGCTGTTACGGCTGATGCGGTTTTAGTTGTTATTGATGTAATTTTTAAACATTGGCCTGTGGTAGCACCTGCTATCCAGTCACCAACAGTTACGTCTAATCCATTAAATTGTCTATCTTTTCTTGTTAAGTGAGAACCGTGATCTTGTGAAGTTACAGTAAATGATATTGTCCATTGATAGTTCTTAGGACTTGCTCCGCCTGATGCCCATCTGTCTGCTGAACCGTTTTGATATGCCCAAATGGCTTTACCTGCAATGCTACTAACACTTACACCTAAAACTTTATTTGGTACATTGAGTTCAACTTGACTAGTCTTATACGACATTAGTTACTACTCCGCCATCACAAACGTTATCCAAGCATGGGTGCTTGTTCCAAACGATCTACTTGCTCCTGTAATGGCTTCCGTTACTTTTAAGTCTACATTAGCCACAGTAGAGAAACTACCGAATGCTGTTGGAGAGCCTATTGAACCACCGCCATCTACAGTTCTAACTGTCCAGTCACCAGCAACACCGTTCATCACATATTTGTGATTACTGTAATCATAACCATGAGCCATAACTGCTATTGGTGGATAACTAAATCCTGTAAATTGTACTTCTATTTCAGCACCTGCGGCACTTGTAACTGTTGTTGCGTTAATTCCTGCTGTGCTATCTGATATACTTGTTAGTGTACCTGATGTGCTGTAGTTTAATTTTAATCTTTCATAAGTACCCGGTCTGGTTGATCCGCCACCGCCACTTGAAACAAACGTAACAGTATCAGTGCCAGCGTCTGTAGTAATAGTCATACCACTACCGCCAACTAATGTTAGTGTATCTGTTGCCGCGTCTGCGACTACACTACTTTGTCCTGATACAGCAATAGTTTTAAATACTTCTGAACTACCACCGCCACCTTCACCTTTGTCACCTTTGTCACCTGCCGCTCCAGCCGATCCATTTGATCCAGCACTACCAGTTGGTCCTGCGACCGTACTGTTATCACCTTTCTGTCCTTTATCACCTGATGGACCTTGTGCGCCATCGCTACCGTTACTACCAGTACTACCTTGAGCTCCTTGCGGTCCTATTGAACCAGTTGCTCCCTTATCACCAGTTGGTCCTGTTGGGCCACCTAGTTCTCCTTTTTGTCCTTTATCACCTGTTGGTCCATTTGATCCTACGTTACCTTGCGGTCCTAATGGTCCTGTGGCTCCTGCTGGGCCTGTTCCACCCGCATTACCTGTTGTTCCTTGTGAACCCTGTGGACCTGTTGGTCCTTGTGATCCTATTTCTCCTTTTGATCCTGTTGATCCATCTGATCCATTTGAACCAGTTGTACCTGCAGTTCCTTGTAATCCCTGAGCACCCTGTGATCCTTGAGCTCCTTTATCACCTGCTGGACCTGTTCCACCAGCACTACCAGTTGGTCCTACTACTGTACTATCTGCTCCAGTGGCTCCCTGAGCTCCTTTATCACCTGTTGTTCCTTGTGGTCCTGTTGGTCCATTTGGTCCTACTACTGTACTATCTGCTCCAGTGGCTCCTTTGTCGCCATTTGATCCATTTGATCCATTTGATCCTGCTGGTCCTGTTGAACCATTTGGTCCTGTTGGTCCGGCACCACCTGTTGATCCTACTTCACCTTTGGCACCTGCGGCCCCTGCACTACCAGTTGTACCTGTAGTACCCTGTGGGCCAATTGCTCCTTTGTCGCCTGTTGTTCCTGTACTGCCTGCTGGTCCAGTAGGTCCTTCTGAACCTGTTGATCCTGCTGGTCCTACTGAACCAGTTGTACCTGCTGTACCTTGAGCTCCTTGAGCTCCCTTATCACCTGCGCCGCCAGCCGCTCCAGCCGGTCCAGTACTTCCTGCCGCACCTGCACTACCAGTTGCTCCAGTACTTCCGCCTGCTCCTACTTCACCTTTTGATCCTGTTGCTCCATTTGATCCAGCACTACCAGTTGCTCCAGTGGCTCCTTTAGAACCGCCACTTGCTGTAGCATCGATAGTAATTGTGTTTGAAGCATTGTCGGCTGTTATTGTTGCGTTAGCACCAGCCGTAAATGTTAATGTTTCGCCTGTTCCTGTTGCTACTACACTATTACCACCTGTTACACTAACTGTTTTAAATGCTTCAGTGGCTCCGCCACCTCCGCCACCTGCTGAGTTAGTGATAATAACTTTATCTAATGATGTATCAGTTGTTAATGTAATACCCGAACCTGCTTCAAATGTTAACGAGTCTGATGTATTCTCTGCTACGATAACGTCTTGCCCAGCCACTACTACATTTTTAAATGAGTCTTGTGGTTGATTTGAATTAGTAATTGTTACTGTATCGCCTGTGACCGCTGTTGTTATGCCCGAACCACCGATAACATTAAATGTGTCATCTTTAGTACTTGCTGATGTTGAACCTGTGTCACCTGTTACAGTTTTATAAAATCTTAATGCGTCAACGTTAGCACTAATATATGTGTTAACTTGACTTTTTGTATATTTGTCAATAGAAGCATCATTTAATGTTGCGTCAATGACAACACTATCAGTACCAGCATTTGGTGTAAAACTAATGTTAGCACCACTGGTAAATGTCATAGTGTCTGAGTTAGTCTCTGCTACAACATAAGTACCATCGAACACTAAGTTCTTAAATGTACCTGTTATCGCATCAGACTTGGAAATTTGTATTGTACTGTTAGCCGTGTATTGATTTAAACTAATACCATCGCCACCTTCGAATCTAATTGCTGATGTGGCTGTTGCGGCATTAATTGTGTTGGCTGAACCAACTACATTAACTTGGCTAATAGAATTTTGTAATTGTGCTGATGCTATATTGGCATCAACTTGTGCTTTACTGTAAACACTTAAATTTGTTCTTGCTGTACTTTTAGATGCCAAGTCACTTAGGTTAAGTGTTTTGTTTGACATGTTAGCAAGTGTAGTATAGTCTAAGTTAGTTCCACTAGTACCAATTCGTAGAGCGTAATCGGCTGTACCTTTAAAGTTACTAGCATAAATGTTTAAGTATACTTTAGATGAACTACCAATGTCGTACGCCTGTGTTGTACCTGGTGTACTAGATGCGTTCTTAGGAATATAATTTGCTAAGTTGGCTGTTAGTTCACTCGGTGATACACCTGACAATGATACTGATGTCCAACTAAGGCTACCACTACCGTCTGTTTTTAAAACTTGTCCAGTAGTACCATCTGATGTTGGTAATGTAAATACATTTGAAACTGTTAAACTTCTGTTAGCATTAATTTTTAATGCTGGTGTAGTACTTGAACTACTGCCTGCGTAAAATACTGTACTGTTAGCACTTCGTACTTCAATGTGCCCGTCTGCTGTACTAGTACTTAATATTAGACCATGTGCTGATTTTAACTCAACATCGGTCTGATCACTTGAACCAATTATAAATCTTGTTTTGGCATCTGATCCTTTGCTCTGACTATGTATTGGATAGTTAGCATCATTATAAACACCCGCATACGCATCAATATTAGCATTGTCTCCAAAGTTTCTTCCTCTGTAAACAAATGAGTTGGCGTTAGTGGCGGTTGTTTGTAATGTTGTGGGTAAACTATATGCTGTTGTTGAAACAGTAATGACATTTGATGCTTCTGTTATTGTAGTTGCGCCGGAACCTACAAACTTTTTAAATTTTAGTTGGTCTCCATCCTTCGCAGAAAACACACCAATTCCTGATGCTCCTGTGTTGGACGCACCTGTTACTGCGGCATTGGCATCTGCGGCAAGGCTATTTTGTGCTAAAAATACTCCTTGTGCGGCATCATATACTAGTATCTGATTATCAGCAATACTATCTATATTAAATGTTAAATTTTCACCTGTTACGTTTGGCATAGATTTTTCCCATTAAACTCTTTATTACTTGAGTATTTATCAAAAATTGATAAAAATTAATTACTCAATGATATTTGAGAAATTGCACCATAAGCGGCAAGGTAGTCGACTCCGTTTCCAACAGCAGATCTATCTATAACTGCCCTTAAATAAACGTAATTACCTTTGAATGTATGTATCTCAGTACTAGTGTTCGATGTTGCTTTAGTAATAAGTTTGATGTCTCCCCAATCTGCGTCAGCAGGATTGAGGCTCAAGGTTGCTTGTAGTTTGACTGTTCCAACAAAGTTGCTGTATTTAATACTTACAGAATGAATCCCATCGGTATAGCCATAATAACTATCCGCTTTTGCTTTGTCACCGGTCTTATTCATGGTAGACCCGGTATTTGCTAAAATTTCAATACTTCTTCTCATAGTGTCCTCAATTAGTATTTATCTAATTGAGTCTTGAAAAGAATGTTTGCTATACTGCTTCTAGTCTTGCCATAAGTCTTTCAGCACGGTTAGTAACTTGTCGGTACCACTTACTGTCTCTGCCTTCAGTACCTGCCTTTGCCCAGTCACCTTCGTCCAGTGCTTTCTTAAAGTTTTTAAAGCCACTTAGTCTAGGTCTGCCCATGTTGAACATCATATTAACTAGTACTTCTTGTACTTCGCCTGGCATATTATCAAAGTCTTCATACAACACTGAACATTCTGATATAGCAGTATCTAAGTCTTTCTCAAAACAGTCGTTAACTCTGTCTTCGTCAATAGGCGTGCCAACTGGTTGACCAAACTCTGTGTCTGATTCCAGTACAAGATGTCCTACACCGAATGTAGGCAATCCTAGATGATCGTGATATACTTCGTATACTACACCTTCATCAATTTTCATTTGTTCAAATACTGCTTCTCTATCTAAACCTTTGTCTCTATTAAAAAATCCCATTCTATTTCTCCGTTATAGTTTCACTATATAGTTTACAGACTTTTAAGTCTTTTACTGATTCCTTTTTAAGGACCAGTTTAATTTTTGCGATATCATGCTTTTCATTTGTATATACAATATGTGTA